TATGCAACTTCCTATTGAAGTTGCATCGAGTGTTGCTGTAGTTATTTGTGAGCTACGCATTAAATTTGACTATTCACTACCAAAGTAGACGTCAATGTCCCTATTGGACTTGGCTATCTGCTTTATGTTGTATTTTGAAGCATCTTTGTGTTGCTCTTCTGAGTAGCATGAAGTGTTTTCACCTTTATATTTAGTTTTTTGCAATCTTTTGATTGTCAAACCACTACCCTAGTAAAATTACATCGGTAATTCGTCTTTATGTTTGTGGGTCTCACCACCCACTACTTGTATATTATATATGTTTGATCGGCATTGGTTATAAAAATTTTTGTATTTTTAATTAATTATTTGTTTAAAAACTGTCAATGTCTTAAACTAGTCTTTGTTTCTCATCTTCGGTGAAAGTTGTTGCACTTTGTGCTGACGACTTTTATTATGCGAAGTAGGTTGTATCTGCCTGAGTGAGGTACGTATTCAAAGATTAAGACTGTTCGAATCCTGTAGCGTTCCGTGATTGGTCTTGAGCCATGAGCCGTCCGCGTAACAAGGTAAACAGTAAACAAAAACTGTAATAGACTTATTATTTAACACTATCGCAGTACTGCTCTGATCAAGCAGTTGATTGGTTTCGCAAGCCATGACAAAAGGGTCATCTATGATACAGAAAATAGACGTTAAGCAAGGTCCGAAATACCAAGGGTCCCGCTTCAACCGATGAAGCCCTGGAAACAATTATTCTCTCTGCTGTTTGAAGTGCTTAACAAATTCTCAGTCATTCTCCACTGAGTCTTCTTAATTCACTTCCATAATCATGATATCGTCTTCCAGAAACCGCAAAGTTCCCCGCAGGCTTGGATCCGGGGGAACCCAAAACTCTTCACTTCATCGTCGTATACGCTTGAGCCGTCCTGATTTCATTTTGCCGCAAGACACTGTTGTCGATTGGTCTTGCACCTCGTTGGGACCTGTGTGCGTTGAAGTTAATGGTTTGCAAGTAGAAGCTACACGCTACTACATAATGCAACATTGGCGTAATCATTGTCACACATTCTTTCATGATGTTGATCTGCACCGCAATACTGTGGGCGGAAAATTTCTGTCGTGCGTTCATATGCGTACTGATCCTGAATTCGATCATTGCGACATTCAAACGCACTCCAATTGTTGGATCCGCGAATTTTGTGCCAACGTGTATGATGGGGTGGTAGAGCAGAGCGTCGTTTCGCCTACCACCGGCACAGCCGGTACTATCAAGGATTCACTTGCCCGTCTTTTCGGCATGGGTATAACTTCTAATGAGCCTAGTGTTCAGAAAGAAATTGAAGTTTCCACTGCCGCTTTGCAAAGTGAAGGGCACACTCCACTCTCTATATTCAGATATTGTGTCAAGAATTGGCAAGAGGGTCTTAAGGCTCCAGCTGGCAGGCATCTGGCCAATTTACTCGGTATAGCCATCGTTTGTGGCTTCGCTCCTGTCGAATGGAGTGAAGTTCACTTGAATTCTGTACGTCTGTACCGTCTCACAAATCTTGAACGCTGGTGTGGAGCCTTTGACATTGTTGACGCGATTGTCAACGCTTTGAATTACTTCGTTGAGGCTTGCTATGCTAGTTGGCACGCAGGTGATCTGTCTCCATTTTTGTCCGAGAGGACAACTTCACGCGAACTGGATGAGACTTACGAGGATCTTCAGTCCGTGATTCATTCTATGGACACTGGACAGTACTTTTCGTCTGGTGGCAATTGGTCGGCTGCGTATGAGAAAGTCACTAAAGCTTTGAAACTTTATCAAGCTGCCATTCTCATCGCTCCAGCTGGCACATTGCAACGTAAGATTCTTGCAGATCGCATTGCTCAGATCAGAAGTTGGGTTTTCAAAGTAAGTATGGAGCAAAAATCCAACAAAACCCGACCTCAACCTTTTGGTTTCATCGTTTATGGCCAGCCTGGATCTGGTAAGACGAGATTGACCAACGGAGCAATGCATGTTTGTGCTGCTGTCAACGGCGTTGAGTTTCGCGAAGAAACAGTTGGCGACATAACGCCAGGTGATGCATACGATTCGCGCATCACCAATGCCACAATGTGGATCCGCATGGCTGATATTGCTAATAGACCCCTCAAATATGATCCTTCTTTGGGGGTTGCTAAATTTATTCAGATGTGTGACAATTTGCCTTACACTGCCGTGAAGGCAGCTGTGGACGACAAAGGAACCGTCGTCCCAGACATTCTGGGTGTTTTCGGCTCGACCAACTCCCCAGATATGAACATTTCCCAATTGTCCGTCAATGGCGACAGTATTCGACGACGCTTTATCAGAGTCGATGTTGTCGTTAGACCTGAATATCGCAACAGTTTGGGTGGACGCGATGATATGCTTTTTGCTGCGGCACCCAAATACGTCTATGTCAATGGGAAGCGACAAGATGATTTTCAGCTTCTCACTATCAACAGTGCTGTCCACAAAGGCTTTGCCCCCATGGAATTTACAGATCCTGATCACAGACACCCGGTGATACTCAAAGATTTGTCTCTCGACAAGTACTATGAGTATTTGGAGTTAGTGATCCGCAACCACGTCGAGACGCAGAAGAAATATGTGGAGGATTCAGAGACTTTCCAATTGGTCCCGTGCGTTGATTGCGGTTTCGTGACTTGTAAGTGTGGAAGTTACTCTTTTCCGCAATTCGAGAGGAAACGACCATTCGAAAGTATTGCTGAGGAATCCAGTGATGAGTCCGAAGACACGGATACAACGGCTTTGGCCGAGGTCGAAAACCAAGGCATCGTGGAAGGTGTTGTTTCCACATGTATCCCCCTCATCAAGCGATCTATCTTCCGCCGATTGGGTGATGTCCCTTTTCTCGCACGTTTGACCCATTTTGGTCTTGATACACCTGTTGTACGCAATAAGGTTTTCAATGTTCTTTTTGAGCATATTGATAACGCCGATTGCACACAGTGGTGGTATTGGTTGCCAGATGAAGTTTGGCAGGAATGGGAGATCGTACGCAAGTTAGCACCCGTGTTGCAGGATGTGAAGATTCGCCGGGGTATATTGGCTCATCGATGGTTTTCTCGTGCCTGTTGGCTTCTCACGCTGGGTTTGCGCTACTATGGTAAAAAGAACCATGCATTTGCCGCATTGTTTGCTGGCTTTGCAAGTTCTTTCCGCCTGTATTTATTGCGGCGCAGTGCCTATGAGGTTTTGACGCATAAACGAAATTTGTGTCAAGCAGTAGCTGAGGAGCGACGAGCGCGATATGGTCCGATCATCAAAAAGGCAATGGAGATCATCACGTACCTTGTTGCTGGTGGATCTGCAGTGTATGGTTTCACGTATTTGTCCGATATTATACGTGACGGCTCTTTGCGCTGTGGCACCACAAATAAGGTTGACGCAGATACTCCCACTGCTGTTCTCAACGTTGAGAATTCTGCCAACGTTGAGAAACCTCCTCCTCCTCCTGAACCTGAGAAGAAAGAGGATTCATTAGCAGCCGCCTTACCCGTCCATGAGCCCGATGCGAAATTCGCGCCAGTCGAGAACCAAGACTTCATGGGATGTTCTGAGGAAGATCTCAAAAGGCGAAACGAGGCTAAGAATGTGTGGGAGAATAATATTGTCAGTAACCTAACCAAATACAGAAACCCAAATATGACCTATGACCAACTGGTTAAGTTGGTTGAAAAGAACCTTTCTGCGTTGTACTTCAAAACGCAAGAGGGTAAATGGTCATTTCAGGGCAATGTTCTTTGGATCTGTACAGACATATGTATTCTTCCTGCACATATGGCTCCAGTAACCGTAACGCGTTGGCGCTTTCAGGACAAACCAGAAGCTCGTTCTGGTGTTGAAGTAATAGTATCTCCACGCAATGTCATCAAAATAGATAATGTTGACATGGTTTTCTTGTGGTGTTCTTATCGATCCAAGAAAAATTTGATACCATACTTTAACACCCACCCGGCACAGCTCAAAGCCAATTTCCACTTCAAAGATCCAATGACTTTTAAGACAATCTTTGAAGGGAAAGATTTGACTGGTACGTTTGCCCCTGATAGATTGGGGTCTCCTCTACGAACGCTATGGCAGTGGCCAATACCCACCTTCAAAGGACTTTGTGGGGGTGTGTATGTTACGTTTGATGAGAATCCGTCCATTTGCGGTATACACCACGGTGGAACGCGAAGAGTTTCTTCGACTTCCACTGACAATGATATAGGTGTGAGTTTTTTGCCTTCACAAGATGACTGTAAGCACGCTGTGTTGCAGTATCATAGGCAGAGACATTTACTCGTTACCGCTTCCGAACCGGAAACATGGACTCCAGTCATCAATGGCCAACCTCAGATAGTTGAAACTGGTCAAGCGCGTGAAGGAGGAATCAGCGATCAGGTCGAATGGTTGAACAAACAGGCAGGAAAGGAGACCGAATTTGACAACTCCGCATACGATAAGCACAAAAATGAAGCGTATGTGAAGGTCGAGAATCAATCGGTTGATATAGGTCATCGTGATCAGAAGGCCTATTACAATAGTAGTGTTGTTCCAACCATTATCGCTGAAGATGTACAGCCTTTGTGTCCCGATGACAAATTCGGACCCCCCCGCTTTGGTCGTTCCATGTGGCCTAAAGGAGCTGCGCCAGCATTTGACACGTCACCCGGCTTGCCACCCGAGCACTTGGCATGGGCAGTGGAGGACTATTTGAAACCTTTTGAAAATATGTCTCCATATCTCCGCCAACATCTAAGACCTTTGACGTGGGAAGAAACTCTCAATGGTATCGATGGTGTTCGTTTTATCGATTCCATGAACTTTTCCACTTCTGCTGGCATGGGATTACCGGGCGGAAAGAAGGCCTGGGTGAATGAGTTTTTCGATGAACAAGGAAAACTCCGCCGGTCCGTCCGTGAAGAGGTCATTGAGAGGGTTGAATTCGCCGAGAGTCAACTCCGTAAAGGGGAGCGAGTGCCATTCATTTATAACGCTACCCCAAAAGACGAACCAACTCCCTTAACCAAGGAGAAAGTTCGCCTTTTTATGGTAGGGGAACTTGCATGTGTCTTACTTGTGCGCAAGTACTTTGCACCAGTATGTCGAGTAATACAAATGACGACTGGTAAAAGTGAATGTGCCGTTGGTATAAACTGCTTGTCCGATGATTGGGAAGCTCTTATGAAACATTTTGAACGATACAAAAATTGTTTCGATGGAGATCACAAGAAGTACGACACACGGAAATCCCCCTCCATTAGCTCGGCATCGTACCGCATCATGATTGAAATAGCAGCCCTTGGCTATTATACTGGCGATGATTTGTATTTCATGGCCATGTTGGCTTCGGAGCTCATAAGGCCATTGGTGAATTACAATGGCGATGTGGTACTGCTGGACGGTTCAACACCGTCTGGCATCCCTGTCACAGTTGTTGTCAACGGTCTCGACAACTCTCTGTACAATAGGTGTGGTTACAAGTCTATTTACCCATTCTCCAAGGTGGGAGATTTTAGGAAATATGTTGCTCATGCGAACTATGGTGACGATTTTATCAACACTGTATCTAGCTGGAGTAGCGGTTTCAACTTTATTTCCCTACAACGATATTTGGCTAAATATGATCTTGAGATCACTCCTGGCATTAAAGATGCCAAAGGCAAAGCATTTGTCAACAAGAATGACTTAGTTTTCTTACAGCGTCATTCCGTAAAGCTTCCAGAATTGGATTATAGGGTTGGAGCTCTCAAGGAGGCTTCCATCTTCAAGTCCTTGCTTAGTGTTGTGCATTCCAAGCACATCACTCCTCAGGAAGCTGCTGTCACTAATGTTGACAATGCTTTGCGCGAGTGGACTTTTCATGGTGAAAAAGTCTACACACATCGCCATGCCCAAATGATGGCGATTTTGAGTAAGCATGGTATTCTGCACCTCTCGCGAATGCGCGGTGTCTCTTATGCAGAATCCCTTGCACAACAGACTCGAAAAACCGGTGAAGAATAAGTCATCGGCTTTGCCTTCGGACAAGGCATTATAATATGTGTCCCTCTGTGCGGTGCCTCCGTACATCTGCGGAAAACCAAAAAGGCAATGTTTGTATTGGTTACCATGTTCATGTTTTTTACGTATTTATATATTTACATAGGCTTGCATACATTTGTAAAATAGTAACCGGCGTACCTCTTTCGCACGGGAGGTGCGACTGTACATAGAAGTGCGTCCAACACAACAATCTACGATTTAGAGCCGACTCTAAAAACACAAAAAGTCGGCACCGTCACGTTCGCTCATGCGGACCAACCTATGGGTGTGGTTCACCCGTCCCCTCTTGAACAAACTTACAAAGCGGGAGAAACAACCGATGTGCCTTTGGGCGAGTTTTTAGCTCGACCCGTTCAGATATTTGAAGAAGATTTAGTCGATGGTTCTGTTCAGACATTGTCTTTTGAACCGTGGACTGCTTTCTTCAATGATGCTCTCGTCAAGAGACGTGTTGAGGGATTTCGTTACGTGCGTGGACGTCTACGTTTGCGTTTTGTTCTTACCGGAAATCCAATGTTGATCGGTAGGAATATTGCTTACTTTCGTCCACGTGCAGCGCGTGATGTTTTCCCCCTCGTAGGAGCATTTTCGGATGCTCGCATCATTGCGGCTTCTCAATACCCACATATTTACTTGGATCCAATGAAGGGCGAAGGTGGTGAAATGACTTTGCCTTTTTTCTGCCCTGATAATTGGGTCGATTTGGCTAGCACTACCTCGCTAAGTAATATGGGAGATATACGTATTGATACTGTCGCTACACTGGCACATGCGAACTCGGCAACGGCCTATGCTCAACTCAAGGTCTTTGCCTGGCTAGAAGACGCCGAAATTTGCTCGCCGACCACATCTTCCTATGCTGCCTACACCCCTCAGGGTGTAGATACTGCAGTTGCATTGACAGGTGCGATGTCCGGAGTTATCTCTGCGTTTTTCACAATATTGGGTTTTTACCTGACATTGTGGGAGACGTTTGTTGACTCCGTTTGTAAGGAAATGGTGAGGATCGTTCGTCCTGTTGAACCACAGGCAACAGAAGGAATGCAGCACAATGCTTCCAAAACAGCTTCAGCTGTAGCAGCTGCTGCAGGTCTGCTTTCTGACATACCTGTTTTGGCACCTTATGCTTTGGCCACTGAAATGGCGGCTGGAGCTTTTGCCAAAGTAGCATCGATCTTCGGATTTTCTCGTGCCCAGGTCGGCACGCAACTCACCAAACACAAACCGTATGTCTTCGGAGAATTGGCTACCACCAATACTAATGAAGCAGTTATGCGGTTGGGTTTGGATTCCAATGGGCAACTTACAGTTGACTCACGTACAGTCGGTTTGGATGGCACAGATGAAATGGCTATCCAACATATTGTGCAAAAAGAAGTTTTTGTAACAAGACAAGATTGGCGTGAAAGCGATGTGGAGGGAGCAACTATTACCATGATGGCGGTCACACCTATGCAATTTGACACGGATACTTCCGTGACTCCTAATAGGTCCGTTTTGACTGCCCAGGCAGCTATTGGTACGCTGTTCCGGTACTGGAGAGGAACGATTATTTATCGTTTCACCATAGTTGCTTCCGCATTCCACAGGGGCAAACTTCGCATCACGTATGATCCGGTAACCATTGTGGGTAGCCCTGGTTTTAACCAAGTCTATTCGCGTATAGTGGATATCGAGACCACGCGTGATTTCGAAGTGCCAGTCCATTGGCACGCACACACACCATGGTTAAAGGTTTCGAACATACCTGTAGGTACTACATCCTATTTCCATGGCAACTCCATTCCAGCTGAACCTGAATATTTTAATGGAGTTATCAAGATTGAGGTTCTCAATAAGCTCACTTCGCCTGATCCCGCGTTAGGTAAAGCTGTGTCTGTTATTATTTCGCAAAGAATGACCACTGATGCGGATTTCGCTTATCCAAGCACTTCCTTCCGCAATCTTACTTTTGCAAGTACTAACCCTGTCGTAGAACCACAATCCATAATGCCTGTTGAACCACAGGCAGTCGAAACTGCTACGGCGGCAGACGGTCTAGAAAATGACAATATGCCCGAAACAGCAGAGCCCATGGAGGGCATTGGGGCTGGTGAAATAACACCTTCCGACCCCACAACTATGGTTTTCATGGGTGAGACCGTGAAATCCTTGCGTAGTTTAATTAAACGTTATGAACTATCCACTTTCGAAGGAGCCACTGGTACTTTCGATTTCGACTGGCGCAGTGATGTTAAGGGCCGATTGTTTCGGCTTGAATACATCATGCACATGTTCGCTGGATGGCGAGGTTCTTTACGTATGAAAGCGATTAATGCCTCGTTTTCGGACAGGCCTACTTTTGCTTGGTTTGACCACGAACTAACTGGCAACCTAGCGACATCGAATACTCAACGCCATGAAGCTATTGGCGTTAATTCGTTTTGTTCCGAAGTAGAACGTCCTTTCTACTATAACCGCCGTTTCACTGAAACACGCAAAAATCCGGCATTTACATCATCAATCATGATAGGCGATGATGTTCATGACCCCAATCGTATACGCGGTCACGTATACACATATAGTAGCGCCGTTAAAAACATTGCTAAAGCAGCAGGTGATGACTTTTCCTGTTTCTTTTTCATTGGTTTACCGCCCGTCTACGCAATATAGGTCCAAGCACCTGGACCGCCGGCTCTCATCCGGTCCCGCTAATCATTTGCATCTTAAACAAAAAAGTAGTTTTTAAGGAGTATCTGTTAACGCGGGTATTCTGGATTTTTTAGCTTTCGAGTTGGGTGCAAATTGATTAGTAGGTATCTCTTCAAATTTAAAAGAGGTGTACTCCCCAAAA